CGCAGTCCATTAGTGCAGATTGGGAATGTGTCCTGCCTGTATAGATCCTTTGCCAGTCTAAATGTTAACTGCGACTTCTGCGGGTAGACCAACATCCTATGGTTCGGGGTCACTTTAAAATCAATGCTGTGGCTGTGCGCCTCATACATGAACCCATCGTAGTAGTTCTCAATATACCCGATTGGTTTTTGAAACTCCATGCTGTTATCTGGAGCCATTGTGGCCACCTTTACATCTCTAGGCAGCTCTGGGAATTTAATCCAACCATTTTCAGTTAAAATCTCCGTCTCTGGATCATAGCAATCTTTCCATGCCTCCTTTAGACCCCCGTCACCCGTGTATTCACTCAGAGCTTGGATAATGTTCTCACACTCTGACGAGACATAGAAATGCGGTCGGTTGACCGAATCTGCAGGTCTAGCGGTGTCCCACGACATCTTGCCAATAAGTGCCTGTAGCCCATCGTCGATGTCTAACCCTGGAGCTGGAATACAAACCATGCCGGCATCGTTCAAATCCTCGATGATGGAAGATGCCCCATCCGCTGACTGGTATTTTGCCGCTCCAAGCCGAGGGTCAATTAGTCTCTCAAAGATCTTCTCGTCACCCTCAAGCTCGGCAATCAAGTCCATGTAGTCACGGATACCAAAGCCCTGTCCTTTAGCCCCTTGTCCTGGCATCCACTTGCCACCCTTCCACTCAGCCCAGTCGCCTACATCGACATCCGGCCACTCACGATATACCCAAAATGTGCCAGACGCATCCACAGCAATCCAGCACATGAACCAATTCTTTGCACCCGCCGGGTCAATAATCTGATAGCGAGTAACATTCGTAGTTGGGATCTCTGATGGCTGGACAACATTGACTTCTTTATTGAACTTGGGAAACTTGGTGGCGTGGGACTTAACTGGAACCCCGTACGCACGAATCAGAATCTCCTCCCGAGGCCTTCCAACTAGGGTCTCCTTGATTCGCTCGTAGCCACCGAAAGGGTTATCCTTGCTATGGAAGTAGTGGACGCTGGCATTGCGCTTCTTACTCCGCTGGACATATGGGACAAGCTCACCGTTGAGCAGTTCAGCCTCGACGCTCTGGACGCTTGTAGCACCATCTAAGTATTCCTTAATAACTTCAGTCCACCCATCAATCGGGGTGAATGTCACCAGCATCTTGGAGTTGCGAGTAGCAAGACGGAAGCGCAAGGTGTCAATAAGCTCGTTGCCAAGTAAATATTCATCGAGCCATACACCGATGTTATGCCATTGGGGATCACGGCTACCAAGCTCTGCACCTTCTAGGATAGTTGGGTTGTTCTGATACTGAGAATAGGTCTTAAAGATGATTTGCGAAGCATTAGGCAAGATCAACGAGTTATCCGTAAACCCGTTCTTCTTCGTGTACGAGATGTAGGCATTAGCCGAGGTTTGCTTTGTCCTCATCTCATGCGGCAACCAATTCCACACCGCGCTTTGCTGCTGGCGGATGCTGACCTCCGAGGTCTGAGCAAAACAGAAGATTTCTGACTTTGGGTTCTCGATGGCGGCTTTGACCACGCAGTAAGAACCCCACGCAGTTTTGCCCGAGTTGTGATGGGGAACCCCAGCTACAATGTAGTTGTTGTAAACTGGCACATGGAAATCCCAGACATAATCTTCTCGGAGGTAATTGATCTTGACAACTCGGCGGGAATAGATAGGGTGTCGGTATGCCGAAGCACAACTCAATAACTTACCCAGTAGATCAAATACGCCTTTGGATTGCTGAAGGATGGACTCAAGCGAATATCGCGGAAAAGCTGGCAAAGGAGCTAGATCCACGAGTGACCGCAAAGTTGATTTACAAGGTTTGCAAAAAGCACGGGATACAATGTCAGCGGACAGGACCACGAAGCGGCGAAGGACATCCCGAATGGAAAGGTGGCAGAATCGTGAACAAGGACGGGTACATTGAGCTTTATTGCCCGAATCACCCGAACGCTCGCAAACACACGCGCTACATTCTTGAGCATCGTCTAGTGATGGAGAAACATCTTGGTCGATATTTAACCCGCACGGAAGTTGTTCACCACAAGAACGGAGTGAAAGACGATAATCGCATTGAGAATCTTGAGCTGTTTGAGAGCAATGCTCGCCATCTTGAGGTGACTCTAAAGGGTTGCGTCCCGAACTGGACTGAGGAGGGCAAGCGCAGAATGGGCTTGAAAGCTCGTCGTTCAGCTTAATGTCTCCAACTGGCATCCACCCCAATTTGTGAAGGACAAGGTGCGATTTTGAGCACCGGAATGATTCTCCGTTATCCAGAATAACTTCGTAAATTTCCTGCTTATCCTTCCTAAAGGATGGTTGTGCTTTGGCTATAACTACTTTTTCACCATCCCAAGCGTGTACATGAAAATCGCTATTTAAGCTCATTACGCACTTACTGCGCTTTAGAACTGGGTCATAGATCTCTTGTTCTGGGGCAAGACACCTGTTGCCCCCGAGTGCCAAAACCTCAGAGACTTGCGACAATTGCTCTTCAGCTTTCTCCCAGTGCGGAAGCCTAAATCCGTAGCGAAATGGATCTTTCTCAGCGTTCTCGATGGCCTCATGGTAGATTCGATGAAGCTCAATGAGATCATCTGGCTCCATCAAGGCTACATCGTCATCGCTGGGAGGCTGAAGGATTGGATGTTTGCGCCACTGCATTACTCTACAATTTCAGCTTCTACCGCTTGTGCTTTGACTTTATTGGCAATCCTAGACTTGGCTTCCGCGATCATCTTGGCCGCATCGTCAATAGACGGCCCCTTGCGATGCTCGACAATAGTACTCGCCATGCCCGAAAGCTGTCCAGCCTTATCGGTCATAATGCCAATAGTCAACGCCAATCGGTCTGGGGAGATTGCCTTAAGCTGGTCTGGATCACGGCTCAGTTGCTCTGCCTTCTCAAACAAAAGGTCTGTGTACTCAGCCGCAGCAATGGCGTAGCGTTTAGAGAACTCCTTGCGCTTTGACTCCAGCGTGTCGTTATGCCTCCACTCCAGCGCACGAACAGTCTCATGCGTCACCCTGCACTTCTTAGCAATAGCATTGATACGCCCGCCCTGTGCCAGCATCCAGAGGATCTGCGCCGCCACATTCGGGTTGTAGTTCTCGATAGTGTTCCGAGGGAATTGTTTAGCCCTTTCCTTGACCTCAAGGAAGAACTCTTTCATCGCCTCTTTACTATCAATCGCTGATAAGTCTTCGTCGCTCATTTGGTCTTCTTGCCGTTTTTAACCTTAACGGCCCCAGAGTGCAACTCTTTTTTGAGCTTATTCTGTTGCGTCGAGGAAAGCGGCGAAACCTTACTGAGTAGGTAGCGTACTTGCTTTTTGCTTTTGGTCTTCATTTCTTCTGTAGGATTCTGATGTCGCGCACAACTTCCGGCGTGGCAATTCCCTTCTTCATGAACATTTTAAGAACCGAGTCTGGCTCTTGGCTTTTTTGCATCTGTTTGAAGATGTACCTAGCCCTAGTTCCATCGTTGGTGCTAAGTGCTTTTACCAGCTTATCTTTATCTCCAATGTTAAGCCTGTCATCAATAAGCCGTTGCTTATGGTGGCTTGCCAACGACTTACCTTTATTGGGATCTTGCTTGGCTATTTCACGAATCCTTGCTTCAATGTCTTTTCTAGGAAGATTAGAGATTTCATCATAAGCGTCCGTAATTGTATCACGCTTAATCCTTGGTGCGTCAAGAATTTCTCCATCAAGTGCCGCAAGGGAAATCTCGCTGCCAAATCCGTTATCTCGGAGCATTCCTGCAATCTTGCCTTCATCAAGTCCAATTGTCCGCAAGTTACTTACATGGCGGTTTAGGGATTGAAGATTGTTTCTGTATGACTGGTTGCTTTGATTGTAGACTTCATCAAACTCCTGTTGGTTCATCTTCCCATCTTCAACGCGAAACCTTGCTCGTGCGATATTTGATCGTTCAGTATTAAGGTTGTCATTTAAAGATCTGGCCCTAAACCCAAACCCTTTATCTATTGTTGTGTCGTTAAAGCGAAGGCCAATTAGTCTCTGTGCAGTTTGACTTACTGGTCTTGTTTTTGACTTTTCCACTTCATTCACAAAACCAGGAGTTAGTAACTCACCGACAAAAAACTTGCCTTTATCAAGTATCTTTGTGGACGGGTCTTCAGCCGTAGTTATTTTGCGATCTCTTTCAAAATCGTAATTATTTAGAGCTTGGGTAAGAGCATTCATTGTGAACGATCCCTCTCCAAGAATGTCTTCGCTGATGCCCTCGACTCCATACTTCAAACCCCCCCCGAACGACCTGCCATTAAACCCTGCCATAAACGGGCCAACAAACTGTTGTTGAGGGATTAGATAAGATGTGTTCATCCACCTTACGTCACCAGTCTTTGGATCTGATGTGATAAACAATGGACGCTTTTCAGCATATTCCGGCAAAACTGTTTCGCGCAGTGCTCGGTTCTTTTCCCTAGTGGTTCCAAGGAACTCCATTGTTTTTTCTATGGTCATTGCACTTGTTCCGTAGACAACAGCAAGGGATGCCATTTTTTTGACAGCCTCATCCCTAATTGCTTTTTGATTTGCCTCTACTCCAAATTCTTCAGATAACTCTTTGGCATAGGAACCATCGAGCATCTTCTTAATCAGCTTCCCTTGGTTGTACTGATTGCGAGCCAACTCAACAGTGAATGTAGCAAATTGACCAAACGGAACACCGTATCTTGAAAGGGTTTTAAAGTTTCTGTTTACGAAGTCGTAGTTTTGAAATGTGTTATTTGTAAACTCGGCGGCCCGCTTTTCAATCAAATCAAGCGACGCGTTAGGGAATTGCCTAGTGAGCTGTGACTCGTAATTCTTTGCAGTAGCAAGCCTGTTAATAACATCGAAAGAACTATATAATTTCCCAAATGGGTCTATTACCTTTTGTGCAAATTTGCCGATTGATCCGGATTGTAACCCAGCTTGTATGTCAGAAAATGTCAGACCCTGTGGAATAAGCCCAAGTTCTTTTTTCCTTTTGAACTCGTCCAAATCAACATTGGAAAGTTTTTTGGCTATCGACTCAAATTGAGCGGCGGCAAATTTGCCACCCTGTTTGAAGTCTTTAAATGGATTCATGCCCATTCCAGCCATGTTTACTGGGCCATAAATATAATTGGACGCAAAGGAGACTGGGTTAAATACAGTCTTTGCTGCCTTCGAGGCAGATACCGATGTTTGCCACAAGTCTTTTGCGGTTTTTTCAGCAAAGTCCATTGCGGCATTATCAGTTCCATTCGCGTACAAATGGTTGATTGCCACCTGTAATTCTGGCGGCCCGTAAAGTTCTTCCTCACCAATCCTTGCGTTGCCTCTCCGCAGCTTAATTGGCTGAAGTCCTTCTACTCCCTCTCCAGCGAACTTAGCGATTCCCATGTCCCTAAAGATGTTAGAGATCTGGTTGTCAGCTTTGTCATACGCCACAAGCCTAGACAGCTTTGACATAGTCTCGCTAATCTTTTCACCTGGCGTTGTATACTCACCAAGATACTTTCTTAACGCTGGAGATAAGTCTTTCTTTTCCTTTAGGATTCCAGCGTTCTGAGAGTAGATCCAATTGTGCAACTCATCTGGATTACTGGCCTTTTTTGCGTTTAGGTCAGCTATGTACTTTTCCGCATCCGCCCTGCTCATTGGAGGAAGATCAATCTCAGAGCTGTAATTAGGGTTGTCAACCTCAAGCCTGTTGCCCTGAGCGTCAGTTTTACGAATAAATTTACGCTCATCTATTCCAATGCGAGGTTGAGTAGTCAAATCGTCAAGTAATTCTTGATACGACTGCCTAGATGGAGAGTAGTTTGCGTCTCCAAAGAAAGCGTAGGATCTAGTAAGGTAATCACCTTCATTCTTGCTTTCCTCAATGTACTTGGCAAGAAGGTCTGGCATTTTTCTTTGCCCATTATAGTGCATCTCAAGAAGTCCATCTTGATACTCAGCAATATACTTTCTGGCTTGAGAAAGATCAGCAGCAAGAGATTCAAGTTCCTTGGGAACCTTTGGTGACTTACCCGTAATATATTCCAATGCAAACTGTTGGACTGCGGCTGGGTCTGAAGACTTGGCGATAGCGTCATTCACCCTAGAACCAAGGATGCCTCCTACCTCGCGACCAGTAGAAGCAATGTTGGCTGCGTCACGCATTGCTTGAGCTGCCTCTTTTCCAACGACTTTGGTTGGAGCAATGTTAGCCTTTGCGGTTTGCCCAAGAGTTCCAATAAACTCTTTCAGGTTGTCCTTGGTCAAAAAGTCCTTGGGGTCTACATCTTGAGTCAGCGCATCAACATAAGAAACTGCCCCGCTATCTCCACGATTGACTAAGTTATTTAATTCATTTGGGGATTTTCCAGCAAACTTCTTCAGAATAGGGATCATTTCTTTTTGGGTCTTCCCGATGCCAGCCCCAAATAATCCAGCAACAACGCTAGATCCGGCAAGTTCACCGGTACTAGGCAGTTCTCCAGTTTCATAAAGCTCTTCAGCGGCAACCGTTGTAGGGGCCGCGACAGCACCGACAGCAGCAGTAGTTGCAATGGGGCGTTTAGCTAATGCCTCAGATGCTTTAATTAATGCTTGTGGCCCTTTTGTAATCTTACTTCCTGGAATAAGGTTCATCAACGCCGATACGGCAGTCCTCCCCCAGTTGATTGAGTCGCGGCCTTCTATTTTTTGAGCGGAGATAGACCCAGTTGCGCCACCTCCAGTCGCCCCAAGAAAATAACCAATACCAGCTCCAATTGGAACTGTAATAATTTCTTCTGGCAACAATGCTTGCGGCCCCATTTGGCCTAATGCCAAAGCAGTTCCAGCTCCAGCTAGTGTACCAGCAGCCTTGGAACCTTCTGCGATCCCGATCTCTGCTAGAAGTCCAGCACCTATTTGCAGGGGGGATGGTTCTTTCTCTGGGTTCTTTTCTGCCTTTTCAACCCTAGACTCAAGCTCCTTATTTACAGATTCTTGCGTCCGTTCTGCAGTAACTGGTATTGCAACTCCATCAATATCAACAGTTGGCTGGATACCTTGTGCCTCTTTGTCAAGGTTCTCCGCTACCTGCTCGTTTTGGATAGCCCCTTCTTTGGGCGCGGGAGTAATTGAAGAAGCGATCTCGTCAATCTCCTCGTCAGTTAAAACCGAATCTGCCTCAATGGTTTTTCCGTTGATAACATATTTGGGCATAAGCTAATTATTCGGGGATGATTTGATAAGATGTTCCAGATTTGGTTTTATTTTTGTTGTCTTTTGGCTTTGGATTAGATTGTCCCCTCTCACCAAAAACATCTGGTAGATCGGTCTTGGTAAATACACCCATTAGACCCTTGCCGCCAGCAGCGTTCATTAAGATAACAGCCTCTTCATCATTACCAGCTTTATATGCCTCTGATGCTTTACGCATGGTAATTTGTTTTTCCTCCATGCTTGTTGGAGAGGTTTGAACTCCTTGAGTGTAAACCTCTGGTTGAGCCACAACACCCTCAACTGGAGCAACATTGTAATCTTGCCCAAGCGCAACTGGAGCTTGAGAAACAAATGGAACACCCATCGCTTCGGTTTCTGCTTTAGGTGACTTCTGGTAAATTGAGTTAAATACATTAGCATTAACTGGCCCCTTGCTTACTGGTTGCCCGCCCATGTACCTAGTACCAGACTTGGTTCCAATCTCAATCTGCGTTCCGTCAGCAAGAACCTTCGGCTTCTTTTCCTCTTCGGTTTGGATTGCGAGAGACTTGTCAATAAAAGAAGAAACCTTTGCTAGCTGTTCACTAGCCTTCTTCGTATCACCTTTTGCAACAAGCGACGACAGCCTAGAAAGATCAGAGTTTGGAAGGTCAATCCCACGCTCATCTGCAAGCGCAATAGAGTCTTGAATACGCATCGCAAGCTCATCAGAACTGTATTCTGGCGGCTGCTCCTTATCTTCTTTGGTAGAAACTTGAGGTTTTGGAGCTTTGTAATAATAATCATCAAGAGACTTTATAGTAGACCCGATAGCGGTCATGTCGCCAGATTGAAGCGCACCTGCAATATCACTAGCTAATAGATCAGCATCGGCGGCAAGGCCCCTGTTACGGAGCATCTGAACCTTCCTTGAAGCATCCTTAAATTTGCTTTTGGTTACAGGCCCAGCATTCTGTGGAAGTAAACTAATAAAGTCCATTTTTGTTTATTGCGTTAAGCTGTTCCAATTGCCACCACCACCACCAGAAGCTCCCCCTCCAGATGATCCGCCACCTTGAGATGCTGTAAACTTCTGCTGGCGAAGGTTCATCATTGCGTTTTGATTGATAAGTTGCTGAACCTCAAACCCAGTCTTCATTGTTCCAAACAATGATTCAGCAGCAGCAATTCGCTGAGACAATGGTATCTCTTGGTCGTCAAGCGTGGCTTTAAGTTGTCCAATCCCAGGAACAAGGTCTGGGGCTTTAGCTTCAAGCAATCCAGCAATACGGCTTGCTGTGTCAACAGACTTAGCCTTTTCTTTTTGTTGCTTGAAGTAGTCGCCAGCTTGAGCGACCGCTTGCCCAATCCCAGCTCCTAAATTAGCAAGACCTTGTCCTTGGATTTCCGCAGCCCTTGTGAAGCCAGAATAATCCTGCACAAACATCCGTGGGTCTACGCCCGCTCCTAGCATCTGTCCTTGTCCGTATGGCATATTATTTAACGAGTGCGTAATTTACTGCTTTAAATCCACCAACTTCCTTAACTGCTTTCGGTGTTTTCTTCTCAACATCTTGAGCCATAACACCCATTTGGGTCTTATTGTCCCCCTTGTATTTGTAGGTGTAGATTGGAAGACCGGAATTAGTTTTTCCAACTTTTTCAATGTTGGTTTTAAGCCTTTTGTCAGACATCATAAGTGGAATCGCTGCTGCTGCGGCTGAGCCAACTCCTTGAGCAATACCACCAAGTCCACTAAATAATCCAGAAGAATAGGAGGCACGAGCTTGTGCATTAGCCGCATTTGCATTAACGATGTTCTGCCGCTGCGCCGCGCCAAGATTAAGCGCAGATCCAACATCAAAGAGTTGAGGCTTACCAGCACCGATTGCGTCAAGCCCAAGACCCATCATCTGGTTGCCAACTTGGTAGGAAAGAGGTTGGCTACCAAGAAGCTGGAGTCCGGGCGCGGTGTAAAACTGACCTGCAAGATTAAACGCTTGTTGTCCAGCTTGTGCTGCCTCTGCTCGCTTCCGTGCCATAACATCCTCACGACCCATGATCTCGGAGGCAATAGCGGCATTTCCTCCAACACGACCAGCAACTTGTGCTGCTTCTCTGGCGGTTTGCTGGTACATGCGCTGTTGCTCTGGAGTAACTCCTTGTGCGGCAGCGTAGGCCCTCTGGGACTCCTGTTGCGCCTGTTGTACTGCACTTGCCTGTTCGGGTGATAGACCAGCCATCAATCCACGAGTAAGCCCGGCCTGCCCAGTCATTTGACCCAGTTCAGCCTCACGCGCTGCCCCAAGTTGTTGCGCTGTTTGCTGAGTGAACTCTGGATTCATTCCAAGTAGTCCCAATCCAAACTGGGAGACATCAGCAAGATTTTGACGCTGGAACTCTGGGCGATACTGCTGTTCAAATGACAAAATTCCGGGCATTGCACTCTGGAATGCCGACAACAACGAACTAATATCTTTGGAGTAGTCTGCTTTTGGAGCGCGTACTGATTTAGGCTTACTTCCCATTGGATTAACTTTCTTTTAACTTTGAATAAAACTTGTAGATGTCGTGGATTCTTACGCGGTCGCTACCTTTGAAGCTGCGTTGGAATGCAATAAAGTCGTAATTTTGAATGTATTTGGATAATGTTCCGCGCATGTCTCCTGTTGAGAATGTGACAAAAAGAGTGTCTCCGTCATCAACATTGACTGCTTGAGTTGGATTTCCACAGAACGCACTAAAGCCAATAGCAAAACAATCCATATCGCAAGCAACAACGCCATGACATAAATGCCATGTGAGAAGTTGTTGGAAGTCGATACCTTCTTGTTCATATGTTGCTATTGCTTTAGCTAGGTGCTTGTTCATTCATACATGATGTTCACCGAGCCAGCGTCGAAATTGTCGGTGCCGAGAACGGTGGTGAGGCGGACAATGTCCAGCGCGCCAGACAAAGACTTTTGGCCGCAAGTTGTGTAGGCCACTTCGGTGTTTGTATACGCAACTGACCCGCTAAAAACCCAAGTATTGCTGGAAACCAGAGACAAGACAATGCTGGCTTGACGCACTGAAGCGGCCGCTTGACTGCTGCGCTCAAGATCGCATCCGCTTGTGTTCCACGCCCTAGCTCCAGCGCCGCTGCTGTTGAATAATGTAACAACTCCAGCATATCCAGAGTTGTCAGGAGATCCGCCAGTGCCAATGCGAATTTGAACAACGGATGTTCCGTTTGTGCTAACGCCATTAAACATCACGGTAATCCGCTTAACCCATGATGGGATGCCTGTAAAGTCAATACTTGTTCCGCTCGTGCTGTTTTTAGCTGTAGATAAAGTCAACGGCTGTGACAACTTTGCCGGGGTTACATTTGCGTCAAGAATTTTAACAGTTGTAACGGCATTAGAAGCAAGTTTATCTACTGTGACATTCGCGTCCGCAATTTTTGCAGTTGTTACATTCGAATCAGCTATTTTTGCAGTTGTAATATTAGAGTCCGCAATTTTTGCGGTAATAACAGAATTTGATGCAAGTTCATTAGAGGTGATGCCACCAGCAGATACGGCTAGTTTGCCCGGAGACACAACCTGCAAGGTGGTTCCTTGGATCGCGTCACCAGTAAATGTCGTATCATCAATGATGTTATTTAGCTTGGCACTGGTAATTGTATCAGTCCCAGAGAAGGTGTAGGTTGTATTTACAACGCCCATATTATTTTTGTGATAGAATTTGCCTGTTAGTGATGGAACCTGCCACTTGGATAGAGTGGATCTTAGGTGAGCCGATAGTTCTTGTCAATGTGATAGTCCCAGTGTAGCCGCGCTGTCCACCAAGTCTGCATCGGATGCTTGCGGTTTCAGCCTCGCCGGGACTACTAGGTGATAGAATCTGACCACCAAGGAATGTGGTGGTGGTTCCTATGCTTTCGGCGGAGTCGGGGTCTTCGGTGGCAAACGCGATGTCGTACTCGCCAGTCTCTCCCGCCAAGTTCTGCATTTGAACCTGTGCGTCTGTAAACCTCTTGCGTTCAAGGGTCTTGAAGTCGTACCCACGGCTAGTCACATACGAGTTAATCGTTGGGGTGACCACATCTGTGCTTTCATTTGTAACGCTCAAACGGTCAACGGACGAGTCGGAAGCGTCAATCTGGTGCAATCCGCCATTGGAACTAACGGCATACAGGTTATTCCTCACCCCAGCACTTGCCGTGATGAAGTTTTTAATTAGAAACCTAGAATCTCCATAGGTATCCAGCGATTCCCACCCCTTGTTCAAGAAGTTGTAGATCAGAACCGCGTTATTTCCACGGGCATCATTACCTCCAGCCACAGAATCAAGCGGGACTGCAATGTAATAGCGGTTGTTGAAGTAAACTGCTACCGATTCACCCGCAAGATTCTTGTTAATGCGGTCGATATACGGCTGGATGTTCTTGGAAAGTGGTTCCTCCGTGCCGCGAAGGTTGTAATCGTTAAGGA